TATCCGTTTGTACCACCACTAAATGTAGCTGCTCTAGTTGTTCTTCTATCTAAAGCCTGTTGAGAAGTTACATCACCACTAACCACATATGCTTTAATTGGTTTTTCAGATGATTTAGCTATCGTTCCAGCTATCTGAGCGCCAGGTGATGCTTGACCTGTTGTACCTGTTATTTGTGGTACTGCAGTTCTTTCAATTTGTGGAACTGCTGGTGCTGAACCTGCGCCTGATTTACCAGGTATTGCTCCACCACTACTTGCTGCTCCACCACCACTTCCAGCTGAATTGATTTGTTGAATTGCTTTAACACCAGCTGCAATAGATGATGCGATACTCAATGCTGCACTAATAGAGTTGATAGCCACCCAAGGTGCTCCAAATGTTAATGGAGATGCTGCTACTGCTTTAGCATTAGCAATACCTGTATTAACTAATATCTTACCAATTGCTGCAGCTTGTTCTACAACTACTCCAGCGATTGCTACCTTCTTATTCTCTCCAGCCAATGTTTTTAATAATCCACCAAATTGTGCAGCTAAATCTAATTGAGCATTTTGTAAAGCAACTCTAGCTTCCATTTCAGCCATATCAATTGCTGCTCTTTCATCTGCACCTTGTTGTCTAATAGCAGTTCTTTGATTCTCAGTTAAACCTTCTTGTGAAAGTAATTCAGCTTCCTTCAATCCAATCAACTCTTTCTTTCTATCAAAGGTTGTTCCTATTCTCTCTAACTCTGTATCAATACCTAATATAGCATCTTCAGTAGCTAATTGCTCAATTGCTTTTCTTTCAGCAATTGCATCTAATTGTATCTTAGTTTTCTGAGCTTCATTAAGTTCGGTATTAGAAAGTGCTAACTTCTCTTTTGCATCAATTACGGCGATTAATTCATCATATCTTCCACTTTGTAATGCTAATCTGTCAGTTGCGGCTTGTTCTTGAATTGCTTTCTTTTGTTCTTCACTTAAACCAATTGCAGATAACAATAACTTTTCTCTATCATTTACAATAGCAATTTCTTGATTGTATCTATTTTCAACTAATTGAGTTTGATTCTCATTATTTAATACAGCTTCTTCAAATGCTAATTTAGCTGCTTCTTTATCTTTAGTTTTCTTTTCTTCTATCTTCTTAGCTTCTTCCTCATCGTATTTTGTATTGATTGCTAATACATCTAAACGATAAGCTTCCTTAACAGCAGTTAAATCTTTAATACCAGCTTTTTCTAATGCTTTTATATCTTCATTTAATTTCTGTCCTCTCTTAAATACTTCTTTATCTCTAGCATCTAATGTAGCAAGATAAGCTTCAGTTTCTACTTTACTAGCAGCTTCTAAATCTTTTGCTCTTTGTTCAGCTTCTTTCTTTTGTTCTTCAGTTAATTTCTTACCAGCTTCCAAAGCAGCTTTCTTCCTTTCTTCAGCTGCTTTCTTTTCAGCTTCAGTTAATCTTTTACTACCGGCTGTGAATGCTTTAGAGCCTTGCTCCATTCCACTCTTAATGCCATCTGCAATACCTGTACCAATACCCTTCACAGTGTTCCTTACATTGTCAACAGTAGCTTTAAATCCGTTTTTGATACCATCACCCACCTGAGATACACCTTCCTTAATTAAGTCTAAATCAAAGGTAAACACACCCTTTAAAACTTTACCTGCACCACCTGCAACTTCTGATAATGTTTTGAAAGCATTAATCATATTGTTTACAATAAATCCTACTAAGGTTTTACCTACATTGAATAGTACTGTAAATGTTGCTGATAATACACCAGCAGCGGTAGATAGGGCTTTCATCGCCTTATCAGATGATAATAATTGAATTACTAAATCAGCGAATAGATTAGCAATTGGTTCTATGATAGCAAACACTCCGTTCATTATCTTAGTAAATGCTTCAGTAATCTTATTTAACTTAGCTTGTCCTTCTTCAGTTCTACTTAATGATTCTTTAATTGCTAAGAAAGCTGAAACTAATAAACCTATAATACCCAATGATACAGCTAATGTTTTACCAAATGTATCAACTGCATTTTTAGCACTTTGAAATGATTTACCAATGGCACCAATAGGACCAGGTAATGCTGCTAACTTATCTTCTATTTGAGCAGATTGGAAAGCAACTCTTTGTTGTGAATCATTTAAATTATCTAATTCATCTGATAGGTCTTGGAATTCTTTAGTACCAGTCTTACCTTCATCAGCAAGTTTTTGTAGAGCAACAGTAGTTTCTCTAATCTGTGACCTTAAAGATTTAAATTTACCATCAGCTCCTTCGGCCTTATCACCTAAATCACCAACCTCATCGGCACCAGTAACTTTTGTTTCAATAACGGCTGTGTAGGTTGTTGTATTATCTGCCATACCAAATGCGTTTTATTTGTTGTTTTGCTTCTTTCCAACTATATGGAATTTTATATTTTCCTTTAGCCGTGTCAACTTCTCTGGATATACCATAGAATTCTCCCATTGCTAACAAATCTATTATATTTTTAATCATATTAGTATAACATTTAAGAATTTACATTTAACGAACCTTCTATTATCGGACCTAACAATTGTATAGCACATTCACCAGTAGATAGGTTATAATCATTGATAGCTCTTAAATGGTAGTCATTCCCTCTAAATTCAACGATATCATTCAATTCCATATTGAAGTAGTCTGCCAATGGTATAATCGCTGATGCGTTCATTAAACGAGTTCTAGGATTATACAATAGGTTTACATAAGGATTCCAATACTCCGAAAACAAAGATGATGATGGAGCTGAACCATATACAGGCTGTTCATTAAAAAATAGAAGTGATTTAGAATTTGTTGTAGGAAACTGCGAACCTGATACAACTGAATAATTATCAAAGTAAGGAAATACACTTATTTCACGACTTACATCATTTCCATCTTTTATATAATATGTTTCACAATCAACTGTATTATTGTAGTATAAAAGTCTTGGTTGTACTCTAACGGGATTGTAATTCTGGTCAGAGATATAAGTTGGTATGTATATTGGTATAATTTGTGCCATAGTATTTTAACAGTTTGTTGAATAATAGTTATATCCATCACTTCCTATTTCAGCAACATAGTAAGTACCACCTCCTGATGGTGAGTAGAATTTCCAATAGTAATTACCACCATTAAATGGTAATGTCAATGCCGCATCTTGATAAAAATAAGTAATAGTATATGGTGATTGCTCAGCTGTATAAACTTGTATAGGATAGAAGTATGTATTACTACATGCATCAAATTGATTATCATATCCTCTATAACCCGTTGACCATTGGTATGATGTTGGTGTAGGATTTAAGTTTGCTACTGAACCTGATACTCCAGTACCAGCTACTTGTAATAGTTGTGTTGATGATACATTAGTTTTTACTTCAAACTTTCCCTGTGAAAAGAAGTTTTCTGTATCAGTAAAATATGATTTACCAAACTCTCTATTTGCTGCCTTACTAAATTGTTGTGAAATATAATCCTGGTCTAATGTATCCGTAAAGTTTAATTCGTTTACGGCTAGATTATTAGCTGGAATTACTTCTATCTTATCATTTAGATTTACATACCTATTAAAATCCCATCTTCTACCTTTATTGTACCATTGATTAAAAGGTTCAACAATAAATTCATTCACCTTTGTTTTAGATGGATATATTACTAAATTAAATTTCTTTTGTATTGATGTCAGAAAATCTATCTGCTTTATACCTTGCGTACCAAATGGCATGTTAAGAGGTATATTCATAATCCTACCATCAGCTGCTTGATTTACCTTTGTTACTTGTAAAAATGATTTACTTGTACCTCCAGGGTCCATAGTTACAGTTGGTAATGTTCCAGTAGCTACATTAGGCTTTTGTTTAATTTGAAAATAATAATTTCCTACCGGTAATTTATCAGTTGTAAATTCACTTTGTAATTGATATGTTGTATTAATTCCAACAGTAGAACCTCCTCTACTTTGTTGCAACTCATCAAAAAATTGTATATAAGATTGTATTGCTCTTAAAGAATATGATGTACCACTACCAGTCTCTATTAAACGAAGTTGCCATGTTCCATTTGCTGAAAAAGTACCAGGCATATTGTTTACTGAACAACTTACATTAATATTCAAATTTAATACTCCTCTAAGAGAGCTTGATACTTCTACTGAGTATGCACCATTATTATAAAAGTTTTGTGGGTCTTCCAATTTGTTATACCAAGGTAGGGTAACAAAGGTATCGGCAGGTAATACAACATCTGTCATACCACTACCAGTAATAGCTCCAACTTTAACAACTCCGTATGTTTCTAAATTAACATTATCATATACAGGATATTTTAATTGTCTATTACATAATAAATAAACACCATCTAATCCACCATTATCTATAAATGAAGATGAGTATGTATATCCAGCTTCTTGAAATATTGCATCCCATACTAATTTTGATTTTATAGCAGGTTTAAAATTCTGCACAGCAAGAGCACCATCTACATCATCTACACCAAACTGATTAAGATTACCCTTTGTAAATTCTAATCTTTGTCCATATTCTGCAAAAGGATATACAATAGAGCCTGAGAATAATCCATTACTCCAAGACGCTGATATATTAGTAAACGATGATGTGTGATTATATACTGATAGAGAATCTAAATCATTAAGAAAACTTCTATTAACTTCTCTAGCAAAAGAAGATACAGCTCCATAAACAGTCACCTCATATGAATCAATAAATTTATTTGCGTATAATACAACTTTGTTTAATTGTAAATAACCTTGCGATAAATACAATCCACCAAAATCTAAATAAGCTGGAACTTTTACGTTGGTAGCAAATGTATCAGGATTAAGTACACTGATATCATAAACATGCTCAAAAAAAGCATTGTTCTTTTTCGTACCTGGTAACGTAATCTGACGAGTAAAATCGGCAGGTATAATACCCAAATCAAATAGACCTGTAACATTATCAGATAGCTTAATGTCTTCATCTTCAAATAAATCTAATATTTCACCATTTGCAACTAATTGGAATTGTATTCCTTGTGTTGATATAACTCCCATATATTATAAAATTAATTTATATCCTTGTCCATAATTGAATTCAAATGCGTATTGAATTACTTTATCTACAACTCCAGTCTTAAATACAATAGAATCGGTTGCTATGGTGATAGGCGTCAGCACTGCTGAGCTTTCATCCTGAATCCAATAGATTTCCTCACTAACTAATATTTGCTTTATAATATCGTTGTAAGCCTCAGGAATCCAATCCGTATTTACAATGATAGATTGTTTAGAATCTACAATATAATTTAAATTTGAACTATCTGCTGAATTGTATTGTAAGCTAGTTCCAGTCCATGTACCTAATTGTGGTTGATATCCTCTATTAGTTGTATTGAAAGATTGCTTATTAACCATATCAAAGTTAAAGTAATCAAACTGTCCAAATCTATTTTTCCATTTGATTCTAATATTAGGATACTTTTGCTCACACTTAAAATTAAAATAAATTGGAGTACCTAATGCAGTACTTCCATTATAAGCCTGTACAGTATAGTATTCAGGTGAAGCATAAGGGAATCCAGGTTGTGATGGAAATAAAGGAACTTGCTGAATTTGTTGTGAAGATGAAATAGAAGATGATACGTTAATATCGGTTGTTCCTAAATCACTTACAATTCTAACTTTAGTTGGTATCTGACTTGCTACACCAGCGCCACCAGCAAACACACCAACAGTACCTCTATTACTATCAAAGAATGATTGTGATACAGGTCCACTTGTCATTAAAGGCCAATGTGGAGTTGTTGTTGTTATTGATACACCTACTTGCTCAGGGAATATACCATATCCATCTAATCCTTTAAATACAGCTGATGGAACATGCGAAGATGTTACAAATACTGAACCTGAAAGATATCTAAAGTATCCATCAATCTTAAAGTATTTTACATTTGAAGGATTTTCTTCTCTAGTATCTTGTAATGTAGAGTTTATAATTTTGCTAACATCAAATATACCAACACCAGAAGCATTTGGATACTTCACTAATTGGTATTCAGGTATTGAACTTGATTGTGCGGTTGTTCCACTCCAATAATACAAATCTGCATAATATTGAAATGATGCACTTGATACTACACCACCACTTTCCGATAATGTAAATATTGTAGGGGATTGTGCTAATGAGCAGGTTGCTGGAGTTTGTGTTATAGAAAGAGACATTATTAAATCTTTTCTATTTTAACCTTTAGAAATGAAAAAGTATTGGATGTTACTTCTTTGCGAATCCTTTTAGTACGAAATCTAAAGGTTTTACCAATTCTTCAACCTTTTTATCCATCTGTCCCAATATGAATTCGTTTATATAAGATTGTAATTCTGGGTCATTAGCTGCATATTCTGAGTATCTTCTTGGTCCGTATTTGGTTGAACTACCCTTACCTTCATGCACAAAGTATCCATATTCAGCATCAGGTGGAGCATAGTTTAAAGCTAGAACAATTCTACCTTCAGTTTCCTCTTTAAGCATCTTAGTTAAATCATTGTAATTCCTTACCCTTCTTTCTAAGTTACCTGTGATATATGCTCTTTTGAAATACTGTCCGTTCACCATATAAATTGATGCTAAATCGGCATATTTAAAAGCTATATCTTTAAGAGTTTTCATTATAATAAATTAGGAAACAAACAAGTATCGCAACTATTAAATACCTTAAGATTTAAAGTTACTACCCATCCAGCTAATCCATTATCAAAATTATCTTTAAATGGAATTGCCATTGGGTCACCAGAAAATTCAAATGCGTTTACACCTGTTCTAGTAAAACAAAGTAAATCATTCATTACTGATAGCATATTTGCATGTATATCAACCGTATCATCAGTACCATCAAATGGAATTGTTTGTAAGTTAGCTGTTCCAGTTGATTCGTTATTCTTATCTTTTACTTTATCAGCTAATGTTAATTGAACTTTATAAACTATATTCTTTTCTAAGAATTGAGCATCTGCTATAAATACATTTCCTAATGGATATGCTGGAAATTCTTTTGTATCAATAGAATACATATCACCTTGCGAAACAAAGTTCAAAGATGGATGATTCTTCATTATTGTTTTAAAATAATCTAATATGTTATAGTACAACGTATAGTTAGTACCAATATTATTTACTGTTTGTGCTCCCATACTATTATAAGTTTAATCCACCGAAATAAGCATTTCCCATATCAGGATATATTTCAGTTTGGTTACCAACACTTTCTAAATACTCAGGTATTTGATTTGAATATGATATTAGATAGTTCTGCATTCTTGTTGCGTAATAATCAGCGTTGTTCATACTCTTTTGTAAAAGGTAATCTACATCGTTTTTGCTTACTGCTTTTGACTGTTCAGATTCGTGTCTAACTGCACCCTCACTTTTGAATTGCACTCCAGAGAATGGAAGATATTCAACAGTAGAGTACCATATTAGAGTTGGTTTGATATGCTCATCCATCAAATCTTTATAGTATCCAGTAAATGGTGTACCTGCTTCAATATCAGCTTGTAATTTATAATACAATACTGTACCTAAAAGGTTTAGTATGTATTTCTCTTGCGCTGTTTGAATGAATGGTAATAATCTGTCTGAATCTATTGAACCCTGTAAAGGAGTTCTTTTAATGATATCGTTTCTTGTTATAAATAATGCGTATGCCATGTGTTAATTAATTTTTATATACTTCGTATTGCTTTGTAAATTCAGGATTACTCATTTGTAAAACATCTCCAGCATTATCAATTCCACTATCAATTAAATTAGCTCCATCATCTTCTGCTGTTGCTGGATTTTCCATTTGCTTATCAGTTTCATCTGCAACCTGGTCAATTGTTTTACCAGTATCTTCAGCTTGTTGTGATAGAATAGCCAATGGAGTTAATTGTTCAAAATACAATTCAACATCTTCGTATCCACCATCACTTAGTGCAGTAGTTAAAAAGTTTATAATTAAATTTTGGAATGGATTGATTGTCATAGTTTGTAAGATAGAGAATGCTGTCATCATTTCTTCAGATTGAGAACTAAAGCCGTTAGCCTGTGTTCTAATACCAAATAAAAGAGGAGATGTTACTCTATGTGCAACTAAGATTCTATCCTGTGCATATTCACTAACATATTTGTATTTATCATGCAGATTATCAACCTGTATTGTTTCAATAGTTGGTTTTCTTTCTGGGTCATCGTTAAATGATAACATAAATCTACCAGCGTTTCTAGTGCCTGTAAACTTAGCTTCAATCATATCTTCAATTGTATCTCTTTCTTCAGGAGCTGGAATACCATTATTCATATTAACCATCACTAATGGTAAGAAACCATTCTCAATATTGTTAATGTGTAAATTAGATAATTCAGCTTCTACATAAGAGAATTGTAATGCAGATACCCAATCAGGTAATGAGTAATAGTATTTACCTGGCGTATAGTTTTTAATGTAAAGAATCTCCATCTTTTCAGTTGATGTACCAAAAGCAGGAACTTTCTTTTTATTTCTAATTGCTTTTTGGTCTGCCCAATCTACACAATAGTAATAATTTTCAATCTTAGCATTATCATATAGCTTCTCAGCTCTTAGATTTTGAACTGGAACGTGATAGAATTTAACTACTTTACTATGGTCTGCGTTCCAATATACTTGGAAAGCTGCATTACCATATAGTTTTAAATCAAACGATACACGCTTCATTTCCTCTTGCGGAATTAACTTATCTAATACTAATTGGAAAGCCTCATCTTTAGAGTACAATCCTTTACCAAATATTAAATCAGCAATACCTTCAATACAGGCAGCATTTGTTGTTGATGTTGTGAAAGCTTCTGTCACATTTTGAAAGAAATCATCTGGTCCTATAATTCCAACAGGCACCCATTGATATCTTGTCTTTGTATCTTCAGTTATCACAGGAATCTCTTGCTGTGCCATGTTTACTACTGAAAAGTTTTGATTTATCTTCATATTAATCTAAAATTATGTATTCGTTATCCGTTACATTACTAATGTATATTCCTTCTAATGGAATTTGGTTTTTATATACCGGCTTATCTATTGATTGGGATTGGTACACTTGTATAGAGCCATTCCAAATGCTTCCACTAACACTATCCAATATGGTAGCTCTATATTCATCTCCAATATTTGATGAAGATATAGATGCAGTGAATGATAATAAGCTTTCATTGGCATTATATTTGTATGCACTAATAGAAGATGTTGTATTCGCTAATGTGTACATATTCTGCAAACTTAGGGTTAATACGCCTGAGCCTGTTGGTTTTGTACGAAATGTGAATAAATTACTTCCTGATATATAATAACTTTGCATTAGGTTGTCTTTATGTTGTATTTATCTATGTATTTAACAACTTCCTAAACGATTATAGTAGGACATAAAAAAAGGTGAACCTAAGTCCACCTTTAATATTGTTCAAAATCTATACTGATTAAGCTGCGCTACCTGTTACGATAGTAGGTTTAACAGTCAATGCTCCAAAAGGATTACCGAATGTTGAACCAGAGATAAATGCTGCTGGTAATTGCTCTAAACCTGTGAAGGTTACAGAGTATCCGTATAAGTCACCTAAAGCGGCGCCTGTTTGGATAGTACCTGCAGTTACATCTGCTCCTTGAGTTTTACCTACTAATAGAGAATCTCCAGCCATTGTGTTTACAACGATTTGAGGTCTACCGTAAGCCATCAACTTCAATTGAGTTGTCATTTCGTTAGTAAGTTTCTTCAAGTTAAGAGTTAATTCTTGAGAGAAGAAAGTTGTACCGTTATCACGAGATGAATTAACAGTTTCAGTATAGCTTGAGTTACCTTTCAAATCATAGTAGTACACAGTACTTCCAGAAGGAAAGGCGGTGATTTCACCATTTGCATTCGTAGTGAAAGAAGCGGTTGTATAGTTTAAGAAGTACACGCCAGTTAAGCCGCCTACACTTTCTTTACAAGGTTCATTTCTTCCAGCTGATAAATTACAAGCCATAGTTTTTAGTTTTTTAAATTGTCAATTTTGTTTTTGAGTAAAGGGAGATATGGTTAATCTCCCTATTACTTACTCAATTAATAGTTTTTGTAGATAGCGATGTCAGAACCGATACCATATTGTGTACCAGCAGTGTATCTCATCACGATTCTGTAGTTTTGAGAACCATCTAAGTTAGCCATGTCTAATACTCTTACTTCATTGTAGTCACTCAATAAACCTGTTCCGAAGAATAAGTTTGATTTTTGTGCTGCTACCATTGCTGAAGAAGCAAGACCAGGACAAAATGCCATCTCAATACCGTTAAAGTTCAATGGTTTTTCACCAACGTTCATTTGGTTGTTGAAACCATTTGCTCCAGCTGAACCTCCAGCTAATGCTTGTTGATAAGCCTTAACTACGTTTGTTGGAACATAAATCATCAAATCTTCTTTTCCGTAAACTTCTTGCGGAATAGCATCAACTAATGCATTTAATGCAGTTAATACGTTTGCT